TCGTTGAAGGTGAATGTGATGCCATGGCTGCTTATGAATTGATGCAGTCAAAGTGGGCATGTGTTTCGTTGAAGCGTGGTGCATCGGGTGCTGTTAAAGATATCCGAGAAAGCATTGAGTTTGTTGAGTCGTTTGAAAATGTAGTAATATGTTTTGATAACGACAAGGCAGGTCAGGAAGCAGCAATGAAAGTTGCTCGTATATTAAAACCCGGGAAAGCTAAAATAGTTTCACTGCCTACAGGATGTAAAGATGCTAACGACATGCTTCGACAGAAAAAGTTTCAAGCATTCATGTCTGCATGGTGGGAAGCTAGGACATATACTCCATCAGGTATTATAGATTTATCCACTCAAAAATCTGAGTGGTTACATAGAGAGACTAAGGAAAGTATTGCCTATCCTTGGGAAGGTCTCAACAAGAAACTATATGGTATGCGTAAAGGTGAGCTTGTAACTCTTACAGGTGGGACAGGACTAGGAAAGTCTAGTGTTACTCGTGAGCTAGAACATTGGCTGATCAAGAACACAGAAGACAACGTAGGTATTGTAGCTCTTGAAGAGAACTGGTTGAGGACTGCTGATGGTATTATATCCATTGAAGCTAATGACAGAGTGTATCTTAATGAGAGACGAGAGCAATACAGTGAAGAACAACTGACTGCTTTATTTGATAAGGTTATACCTAAAGGTCGTGTGTTTATCCATGCTCATCTTGGTGCTACTGATATTGATGAAATATTTTCTAAGCTTAGATACATTATCGTAGGCTGTGAATGTAAATGGGTTGTGGTAGATCACTTACATATGTTAGTTAATGTCTTAGCTGAAGGTGATGAAAGACGAGGTATTGATTGTTTAATGAATAGGTTACGCAGTCTTGTTGAAGAGACTGGTGTAGGTATGATACTTGTATCTCACTTACGTAGAGCATCAGGTGATAAAGGACATGAACAAGGTATTGAAGTATCTCTTTCTCATCTTAAAGGTTCTCAAGGTATAGCACAACTATCTGATTGTGTGATTGCACTAGAACGTAATCAACAATCTGAAAACGAAGACGAAGCTAACACCACAAAGGTTCGTGTACTTAAATCAAGATACACAGGTGATACTGGACTGGCATGTAGCCTACGCTACAACAATGAAACCGGTAGACTATTTGAAGTCACCGAGGAGGAAACATTTGACAACACAGAATTCTAAAATTATATTTGACATCGAGTGTGATGGTCTTAAACCAACGAAGCTACATTGTATTGTAGCCAAGGAAGTTGATGGTCCATTACATAAGTTCCCACCTCATAAACTTGAGGAAGGTTTAGAGTTTTTAAAACAAGCCGACACTTTAATCGGGCACAACATTATACGTTTTGATTTAGCTGTTCTTAAAAAGTTAACAGGTGTTGATTTGTATCATAAGAACATTGAAGATACTCTTGTTATGTCTAGGCTATATCAACCTATCCGTGAGAACGGGCACAGTTTAAAAACGTGGGGTTATCGTGTAAACTTTGCAAAGCAAGAACAACCTATAGACTTTGATGAGTACACACCTCAAATGCTTGAGTACTGTTGTAATGATGTAAGATTAAATGAGTTAGTTTACTTCGCTTTACTTAGAGAACAAACAGGTTTTAGTGAAGAGTCAATTGCTCTTGAACATAGAATAGCATCTATTATATCTGATCAAGAAAATAACGGATTTAAGTTTGATGAACGTAAGGCTACAATATTACTAGCTGATCTTAAAGCTAAGATGTATGAAGTAACAAGAGAAGTACAAAGTACGTTCAAACCTAAAATGACTGATGTTAAATTAGTGACACCAAAAATTAAAAAGGATGGTGAGTTATCTAAGTCAGGTTTGACTGCTGAAGAATACAACAAACTAATTGAAAGTGGTAGTTATAAACCGTTTATGAGACAAGAACTTAAACCTTTTAATCTCGGTAGTCGTAAACAGATTGGTGAATACTTAATAGACTTTGGTTGGAAACCAAATAGATTTACACCTACAGGTCAGCCGATTGTAGATGAGGGTACTCTCAAAAAGATTACTCATATACATGAAGCCAAATTAATTGCAGACTTCTTGTTGTATCAAAAGCGTATTGCTCAGATACAATCTTGGTTGGATGCAGTTGAAGAAGATGGTAGGGTACATGGTTCAGTAATACCTAACGGAACTATTACTGGTCGTATGTCTCACAACCATCCAAACGTAGCTCAAGTACCGGCAGTATACAGTCCGTATGGTAAGGATTGCAGAGCTTGTTGGACTGTAGATGAGGGGAATGTTTTACTTGGGGTTGATGCTTCAGGATTAGAACTTAGAATGTTAGCACACTATATGAACGATGAGGAGTATATAAATGAAGTTGTCAACGGAGACATACACACGACTAATCAAAAACTTGCAGGGCTTGAATCAAGAGATACAGCAAAGACTTTCATCTATGCACTTATATACGGAGCAGGAGATGCAAAAATTGGAAGCGTGGTTGGAGGATCAAGAAAAAAAGGTAGAGAACTTAAAGACCGTTTTTTCGACAATCTCCCCACACTTAAAGCTCTTAAGGACAAGGTTCAACGAGCTGCGAAACGAGGATTCCTCAAAGGATTAGATGGTCGAAAGATATACATACGAAGTGAACATGCTGCTTTAAATAGTTTACTTCAAGGTGGTGGTGCTATTGTCATGAAGAAAGGATTAGAAATATTAGATGCTAGACTCAGGCTCAGTGGTGTACCACATAAGTTTGTTGCTAACATCCATGACGAATGGCAGATTGAAGTACCAGCCTGTAACGCTAACAAGGTAGGACAACTAGCAGTAGATAGTTTAAAACAGGCAGGAGAATATTTTGATATGAGATGTCCTCTTGACGGTGAATATAAAATAGGAGGAGATTGGAGTGAAACACATTAATAAAAACTGTAACCATTGTGATGTTGAATTAGTTTTAAATGAAAACTATGATGAACATCGTTTAAAAAGAAAGGACTACATTTGTAAAGATTGTTATATAACATATTTAGATTCCAATATGTATGTAAACGGAGCATATATTTCAAGGTCTCATCCCCTACATAAACCGGGAAGATATAAAACTTTTGAAGATGCTGCGTTTAGTTCTCTTGCCAAATATCCACTAACCAAAGAAGGACAGGTTTATGTTATTACAAACAAAGCTTGGAAAGGCTGGGTTAAAATTGGAATGGCTATTGATGCCAAAGATAGATGTAATCAATACCAAACCTCTAGTCCTTACAGGGACTATGAACTAAAACATTCAAAGTATTTTAACAATAGAAGAAAAGCTGAAGTGAAAGCACATAAACTATGTGAAACAAAAGCTGAAGCTAGAAATGGTGAGTGGTTTAAAATGAAAATAAAAGATGCGATAAAATTAATTGATAGCATAACTGAGGAAGAACATGAAAAAGAAACAGCTTGATACAGTAGTCCAAGACATATATGATAAAGTAGAAATACTTGGTCAGAACAAAGCTCTTGAAGTGACTGACGAACAGATAGAAGACTTTGGTAATTACATGAAGGAAGCTTTAAGAGATTGGCTTACACCAAGACCTGATAGTAAACCAACACTTAGGATGTCTAACATAGGAAAACCTAACAGACAATTATGGTTTGACATGAACTCTAAACGAGAACAAAAAGGATTCACTGCACCAACTATGATTAAGTTTTTGTATGGACATCTACTTGAAAGAGTCGTCTTGTTTTTAACAGAGCTTGGTGGTCATGAAGTTACTGATGAGCAAAAAGAAATCAAAGTAAATGGTATTCTTGGACACATGGATTGTAAGATAGATGGTGAAGTTGTTGATATTAAATCAGCATCTAACTATGCATTTCAAAAGTTTAAGAATGGTACTCTTGCAGAGGACGACCCGTTTGGTTACATGGCTCAACTTGCTGGATATGAAAAAGCAGAGGGTACAAGTAACGGTGGATTCTTAGCAATCAATAAAGAGACAGGAGAATTAGCACTTTTTAAACCTCAAGAGCTTGACAAACCCAACGTGGGTGCTAAAATAAATAAGGTTAAGTCTGAAGTAAAAAGCAAAACCATCCCTGACTTTTGTTACGAACCAGTACCTGAAGGTACATCAGGCAACTTTAAAATTGCTAGAGGTTGTGTGTGGTGTCCCCATAAATTTGAGTGTCATAAAGAAGCTAACGATGGTCAAGGTTTGAGAGTCTTTGAATATTCTAAAGGTCTATCCTATCTTACCAAAACAGTAAGAGAACCTAAAGTTGAAGAGATAACTCACAGGTTTATCAATGCCTAGAAGAGTACCTAGAAAACCTAGACCTAAAAAGATTAACGTACCTAAAGGATATGACAGTCGATGGGAGTATGACATTCATTTAGGAATACTTCAAGACTGGAAACACCATTGGGATGTCATACAATATGTTGTTGAACATAAATACGAAGCTGACTTTGTTAGAGAAATAAATGGTAAAACAATTTTATTGGAAGCTAAAGGTAGATTTTGGGACCACGCTGAGTACAGTAAATATATTCATATTAGAAAAGCCTTACCTAAAAATACTGAGTTAATATTTTTATTTCAAAAACCTTTCTCTCCTATGCCGGGAGCAAAGGTAAGGAAGGATGGAACAAAACGTACCCATGCTGAATGGGCTGAAACAAATAATTTTACATGGTATAGTGAAGAGACTTTACCGAAGGAATGGAAAAATGAAACAGACTAATTATAAATTTAATGAAGATAAATTATTACAAGAGGTTAAAGGATACATTGATGCTACATACAGTCAGCATTATGCATCCGATAAATATCAGGCTACCGATGTTATTATTGATTCGGGACACGGTGAGGGGTTTACTCTTGGTAACATTATGAAGTATGCTAAACGTTATGGAAATAAAGAAGGAAAGAACAGAAAAGACTTGCTTAAAATATTACATTATGCTATAATAATGCTTTACGTACACGATACAGAGAACACATAATGGTAGAAGATAAAGTAGGTATCAAGGAATATCTTGGTATAAAAATTAATTATAGTAATGAAAAATTATTAGACAAGTTTAGTCTTGATACATTAAAAGATAGGTATTTATGGGATGAAGAAACACATGCACAAGAAGCGTTTGCCAGAGCATCAGTCTTCGCAGCTACATACAAAGGTCACACAGACTTTGAATTGGCTCAAAGGCTTTATCACTACAGTTCCAATTGCTGGTTCATGTTTAGCACTCCTATACTTAGCAACGGGGGAACAAGTCGTGGGCTTCCTATCAGCTGTTTCCTTAATTATGTACCTGATAGCAGGACTGGTTTATCAGATCACTATGATGAAAATATATGGTTGGCATCTTCGGGTGGAGGTATTGGTGGATATTGGGGTGACATTAGGAGTAACGGTATATCTACTACTCACGGGAGTCGTTCTACTGGTTCAATTCCTTTCATTCATGTAGTTGATTCACAGATGTTAGCCTTTAATCAAGGCACTACAAGACGTGGTTCTTATGCTGCATACATGGACATATCTCATCCGGAGATTGAAGAGTTTATTAACATGCGTAAAGAATCCGGTGGTGATATCAATCGTAAAAATCTTAATCTTCATAACGGTATCAACATTACCAATGAGTTTTTAAAAGCTGTTGAAGAAGATTCAGACTTTAGATTGATTGACCCTAAGACTAACGAGCCTACTAAGATTGTAAATGCCCGAGACCTATGGTGGCAAATCATTAATGCTAGAGCCGAGACAGGTGAGCCTTATATGATTAACATTGATAGATGTAACGAAGCTTTACCAAAAGAACAAAAAGATTTAGGACTAGAAATCAAACAGAGCAATCTTTGTTCTGAGATTACTTTACCTACTAACGAAGAACGAACAGCAGTGTGTTGTTTGTCTTCTGTAAACTTAGAATACTTTGATGACTGGGTAGAAAACCCAATGTTCATTGAAGATTTAATTACCATGCTTGACAACGTTCTTCAACATTACATTGACAACGCTGTTGACACAGATAACTTAGGAGAATATAATGCAAACTTTAAAAGGTTTCAAAAACATATTAAGCCGGGTAAAGAAGGCTTTACTAAATCTGCCTACTCGGCTTATCGAGAAAGGTCGTTGGGTCTTGGTGCGATGGGATTCCATTCGTATCTCC